CGCGCGACCACCGGGGTCGGCCATGCCTCGTTCCACCCGACATCGGGGCGTACCAAGCAAGTAAAAACGACCCGCGATAAGGAGCCCCCATGGCTGTTCCGAGTAACCTGACTCCGACACAGATTGTCACTGAGGCGCTGAAGTGGGGCGGTCGTACCGTCCCCACGTCGCCGCAGATTACGGACGGGCTGACGCTGTACATGGCGGCAGTCAAGTCAGACTTGCATCGTGTCGCGCCGTGTCACCCTTCGCTGCTGACGCAGACCACGGTGCCGACACAGATCGGTCTGTCGAAATACGACTGGCCGGTCGATGCGGAAGAAATTTCTAGCATCAACCTCATTGATACGCGAGATGAAACGGGATGGACGGGCACGGCACAGGCGGGATCGTCCTCTTCGATCACGCTTGCGGCAGGGTTCGACAACGCGGGCATTGAGATGCGCGGGCGGCATGTCCACAACACGACTCCGGCCGTGACGGGCAAGGGCCAGATCCTCACCTATGACAACACGACGAAGGTGGCCGGTCTGACGACTGTGGACGGGACGGCGTTCGCGGCGGCAACGCCGTACATGATCGAAGCCATGCGGTGGGAAGTCAAGAAACGTACCTCTTACCACATGAACGCATGGGAACAGTCGTACGAGTTGACTCGCCCGAAGCAGATGATTATGCGCGGTCGTACGGGGGTCTTCGATAAGGCACCGGATCGCGTGTACATCATGGAGTGGGAGTACTGGGCTGCGCTAGACAGGTTGGACGATGCTGGCGCGGTGTTCCTCCGGCATCTCCGAGAATGGAACGCGCTGTACTTCCAGGGCATCGGCATTCGAGTGATGACGCGTTTCGACGAAGACCGGCGCAACACTGAGACGCAGATCTATAACCAGATGCTTGCCGAGTACGCGAGTACGGCGTGCAACATCGTTGACGGTACGTACACGGATACCTAATGGCTTTACGTAATCAAGTCGCTGAGAGTAGTGCTACATGGGCTGATCCAGAACTTGGCATCAATCTGCGCTCTAGCGACGAGAACCTCAAGCCGGGGGAGTCGCGGTTGATGCAGAACTGCGAGTTCTTCGGGAGTGTCCGCCTTCGACGCTCGAACCAGCGGGTGAACTCGACCTCGCTTGGACCGTATGCGATTAAGGGCGGACACATGTTTTACTTCGGCGGAGCCGCCGCTCCTCAGAAGAAGAACCTTATTGCGTACAACAATCGGTTGAGTGTGCTGTCCGGTGCCGGGGTTGAGACGGTGCTGACTTCCAGTCTAAGCGCGAATAAAAATGTCTTCATGTCTACGTGGTCGATCAAGGAGCGGGCGTACATTTCGAACGCGACGAACGCGCTCTCCTACTACGACGGAACGACGTACGCCACGCTGTCAGGCACGAACATCCCGGTACTCCGAACAGCGGCAGTGCCCGTGCGCGACCGACTGCTCGGCATCACGAACGACGGCATTGAGCGGACGGACCCTCGTTCAGATTCCGTGTGGAGTCGCAATAGTAGCTGGGCCACACTGCGGCCGAGTCAGCAAGGGCCGTTTACGGCGCTGCACCCGACGACATTGAAGACCGTTGACACGATCTTGGACGGAGCGATAGCCCTCCAGGGCCGCGCTTACTACCTCATTAATGGAACGAGCTATGGCGATGATGTTACAGAGGCGGTCGAGCCCGTGGACAACGACGCGAGCATCAAGCTCATCGACGGCACGGTTGGCACCTCCTCGCCGTATTCCCTCTGCACGGTTCCGGGCGTGGGCACGTTTTGGTTTACGTCTGACGCGAATATCTTTTGGATTCCTGACGGTGGTGTGGTTGGTCGGTATGTCGGTGATAAATTGCAGTCCACGGTTGCAACGCTGGGCCTCAACAATGTTAACTTCGCGGCCTTAGACCAGGTGTGGATTTCATACCATGAGCGCATCCTCATGGTGGGTATCCCCGTGTATAGCAACCAATACGCGACGGTACAGTTTTGGATGGACATGCGGAGCCTGATGGAGCATCCCGACCGAGGTCCCGTGTGGTACGGGCCGATGCTGGGGCAGTCAGTCGGGCGCGTGTGGAACGCGAATCAGCAGGGCGAGAGTACCCTGTACGGCGGCGAAGGGAATCCCGGGGCGGAAGCCTTTGTGTACACCCTGCGCGTCAACGGCCGATTCATCGACGCCATTGGGGCGAGTGACATCCCGGTGTCGATGGAGTATGTGCCTCCGTTCTTGGGACTGGGCTCTCCGTCAAAAGAAAAGTACTTACAGGCAATCCACGTAGACGCGAACAGCTACACAGGCCGTGCCACGGTGGACATCATCGACACCGATGGGACGCTCACAGAAAACATCCCACTACAGGCGGTCACGAACTGATGTTAAACCTTGAACTCCTCGCGCGCAGATTTGGGAACCCCGGTGAAGGACCTCCTGGCGGAGGAGAGTGGTGCTCTCGCGTGGGTGTGCCGTACGAGTTTGTCGCAGAGCACGAGGCGCACGTGCACCGCTTGACCGTGAAGATTAAGTACACCTACTGTCATACGCCGGGTATGCCGGAGGCGTTTCGCATCCACGAACTTCGGGCCCGTATTGCTCCTGATCGTCAAGCCGATTATCCATACCAAGCGTTCATTGACGGAACCACGCCGAGTGAGCGTCTGAGTATGCGCCTGAAGTACACTGCGATAGCCGGAGCGGCCGACAGCACGGAATACGTGCACCACGGAACTTTCGTCGGTACGCCCACCTTTCATGCGCCGTCTGCCACGGGCAACGGCTTCGGCATGGGCTTCGGCCCAACGGTGAGTGATGCACACGTCAGTGTGCCGCACCACGCGGATTTCGTGCAGTCAGCATTTTCGGTGGAGTTCTGGGCTAAGCTGGACGACGCAACCACAAACGAGTGGAGTACACCAGTCGCAAAGTCTACGAGCGATCAGTGGGACGATGGGTGGGGATTCTACGACCGGCAGTCTACGGGAGAGTTTACATTCTGGGTAGACACATACGACGCGCACCCCAGCCCTGTCGCGTCAGCAAGATACGTGAGCATCCCTCGTCCAGCGCCTGGTGCGTACCACCATTACGTAGGCACGCTCGACGGTGAGACGCTGTCGCTTTACGTCGATGGGGCACTGGCCGGTTCGACGGCGGCGGTTGCGCTGACCTCTCCGAGTACGTCTCCCATTCTGCTCGGGTACGGAGGGGCCTCGCAAACAGGGTGGCCTGGGGCGGTCGATGAGGCGGCGTACTATGACACGGCTTTGACGGCTGACCAAGTCCTTCGGCACTACGAGACTCGCCGACAGCAGTATCGTGCCGTCGTGCTACAGGACTTCCCGCTGGCGTATTGGCCTCTTGACGAGGAAGGTCCATACGGGAATAACTTCACGCTCTACAACGCGCAGATGACCGTACAACGGAAGAAGCATCAGCCCAAGGGGTGATATGTCAAATCTCATGCTCGGGAGCAGCTCGTATCTGTTAGGCACCAACGATACGGCCGACGTGTTGCTCAACAACATCTCCCCGATGGACGCGAACCAGCCTAACGGGCTCGCGGACGGAATTATTCAAGTCCAGACCGCCTTGGGTCCAGGGACGGATCTCGTAGGCGCGCTGGATAATCTGGGGGAACGGCTCGCCGTGCAGATGCCTGCGGATGGGCGCGTGATTCCCACCGGCACCATCGTTATGACGGGCCGCAGTTCGGCTCCTTCGGGATGGCTGATTTGCAACGGTGACGCGGTAGATCGCACGCTGTACGCGGAACTCTACTCGGCCATTGGAATAACATTCGGCCCCGGCAACGGAACGACGACGTTTAATCTGCCCGACATGCGGGGTCGTGTCGCGGCCGGTGTCGGTACAGGTACGGGTGGCGGCGCGAGTGGAACCGGCGCTCCAACAGGAGGAACCGCGCTGGCGGCTGTCGCACTGTCGGGATGGTTCGGAGCTAACGCCGTAACGCTGACCTCGGCGCAGATTCCCGCGCACACGCATCCGATCACGGACCCCGGCCACGTGCACGGACAGAACGGGGGCACTGGGGGCCCTAGCGTGACTAGGCTCACGGCTGATACACACGATACGCCAGCCAACTCCTCCGACGCGACAGACTCAGCGACGACTGGGATTACCGTGAACAACAACACGGGCGGCGGTGGATCGCACACGAATTTGCAGCCCACGGTCGGCTTGAATTTCATCATCCGTACGTAAGGAGCGCTATGTTTGAGTGGATGGATGTCACGATGCTCGGTCTGCTCGTTGGACTCTTCGGGTTCAACTTCGGCAAGTCGAGTTCTGAGTCGAAACAGGAATCTGGTTTACGCGGTACGGAGTACTTCGGCGAGACGGCGCGCCGTGCGTCAGATGCCTTAGCCGACACCAGTAACTTGCAGAACGAGATTAACGCGTCCGACTTCGGATCGTTCCGAGGGCAGCGCGGCGAGGACATGTTTAACCCCGGCCAGTTCGGCCTGGGCACGCAGGCTGATGAGGCCGTCAAAAAGATGATGTCGTACTCGCTTGGACGCATGTCGGCCGAAGGTGCGGGGCGAGGGATGCTCTCTCCAGAGAATACGCCTGGGGTCGCGGCTAGCGCAACGCGTCAAGTCCTTCCGCAGTTGCTTCCGCAGATCTCGCAAATGGCGCAATGGATCTATCAGCTCCCTGAGATCTGGAAGAGTTCGCTGCTGCAATACAACACGAACACGGCGAACACGTTTGCGCCGTTCCTCGGATCACAGGGGAACGCGAACGCGAGCGGGTTCAACTTTGGAACGAGTGTCGGTGGCGATTCGATGTTCCCTGGTAAGATGGCGTCGTAGGGGGTACAATGGCGAGCGCAGACTTTCAAGAAATGCAGGGCATGCTGGGTAAAATTACTGGCATGCCTCAAGAGGGCCCTGAAAAGCCTTCGTGGTTTTCGTCTGGTAGTTCCCCTGAGTGGCAACAATACAATAACTACTATGAGATGCAGAAAATGATCCAGCGCGCGTCGCTGCTGCAAGAGCTGGATCAGCGTCTCAATCCGATCTCGCTCGGTGAATCCGCGAGGTTCCTTGGCCGACAGCCGGAGGAGATTGCGGCTCCCAACCAGATTCGTGACGTGACGGAGGACATGTATACTCCCACGGCCGTCGAAGGTCCGCGCCCGATGGGCACACGGCGAGCCCTAGTCCAAGACGGGACACGCCCCGGTGAGCCGGAGTTTCAACATACGCCGTATGGATCGGAACCCGAGGCGCTGTTCTCTCATTCTGAGTTGGCTGATAAGCCTCTTCTTCGTGCCGGCATGGACCGGGATTTTCTGGATAAGAAATCTCCGTACTACAGTCCGACCGAAGTTCCGAACATGGTTGAGCGAGAAGTTCCGGCTGTGGTACAAGGTCCTGGGGCTCCTGTCGAGGGTCCTGCTCGTATGGAGAAGGTTGTCGCCGGCAGAGAGACCGATGTGAACGCTCCCGCGTCGAAGCTACAGCGCGACATGGTGCAGGCCGAGCTCCATCGCCGGTCTTTGCAAGAGCACGCACCGCGCGCCCGGTCTGAGGCAGAGGTCAAGGCTGAGATGGCGCAGCGGTACAAGCAGGACCCTGAGACGTACTACGGGGAAGGGGTCGCGAGCGGAGCGATTGGCGCAGACCAAAACATCAAGCGAACAGACTCCGGCGTAGGACTGTCTGGGGCGAAGGCGGAGAATCTCAGGGCGCAGACCGAGTACACACAGCGCACACTTGAGCCCCGCATCGCACAGATGCAGGCCAATACGTCGAAGGCGAGACAAGAAGTCACGGAGATGAAGAATCTCACGGACCCCAAGCGCCAGAAAATGCTGGGCGAGATCACGAAGAACGAAGCCTACGTAGACTACCTGAAGTCTCGCTCAGACGGTCGAGATGCAGAACTCGCACTGAAAGAGTCCAAGCTCTACGCGATGCTCTCGGAGGCGGAGCGCAAGCACGCGCTTGCACAGCTCGCGGCCGCCAAGGAGCTGCACAAGAGTGGCGACTTTACCGATGAGATGTTCGACGACATCTTGGGGGGGATCTTCAAGAATCTCAACGTCGAGGGGGTGCATTCGGCTCCGACGTTGGGTCAGCGGTTGGGCAGTGTACTGGGCGGAGAGCCGTTGCCGGAAGAAGATCCCGTCGTCGGCGGGCCGAACCTGAAGGCCGGTCCTCAGACTGGCGAGACGAGTTCGCTCCGCATGGGGCAGCGCGAGGCGAGAGGGAAGTCGGCCGGTACGATCAAGACGCCGATTATCCCGAACATCGAGTCTGGTCCTGGGACGCCTCCTCCGCCTCCGACGCCGTCATCGGGCGGGGCTCCTCCTGAAATGGTGAACGCCCTGGGGGACCTCAAAGGCAAAGAAGGCAAGAAGTTCAAGGACAACAAGACAGGGAAAGTGTACACGGTCGAGAAGGGTAAACTCGTAGAGAAGAAGTGAGGCGGAGATGGCGCAGCGATTTGAAGAGGTAGTGGACGAGGCTCCCGCGTCGAGATTCGAGGAAGTCACCGACGAAGCTCCCGCTCCAAGTCGCTTCGAGGAAGTGACTCGGCAGGAGGACCACGTATTTCCTGCGGGTTCTCCTTCGGCGCGTCCTCCGATGGTGTACAAAGACAAGCCGTCGTTTGAGGAATCATTTCCGCCTTCGACGGATAAGTCGTCGGCGTTCCAGAAAATCGAAGGACTGGCGAATACGATCGTGGGTTCCGTCGTCAAGCCCATCGAGTGGGCAACCGAGAAATACGAAGAGTATGTCGGCGGTCCTATCCGCCGTACGATGTTCAAGGAAGATCCTCTCGTGACACTGGACCGTCAGCATCGGGAACGGCAAGCCGTCCTCGAAGCTACGGGTGCTAGTGAGGGCCAAAAGACGCTGGAGACGGCTAAACATATCGGCAAGAGCATGGTAGCGAGCGTGCTGGCTGACCCGCTGTCGGGTCTTGCAGGCAAACGCGTGTTCTCCCAGGGGGAGAAAGCGATCGTCGATCCTGGGGCCAATGCGGGCGTTTGGCAGGGCCCTGTTTTTCAGAAGCAAGAGTGGCAAGGACCTCCGGTCCAGATCTGGCAGGGTCCTGAGAAGCAGGGGACCTCGGTAGATCTCTCCACCTTGAGCAAGCCGAAGCCGACCAGCCCGCTTCCGACGATCACTGAGCTGGCCGATGACGCGCGCTATGCGCCGGACACAGGCTCGCCCGGCGTCTTCTCTGACGAGATGCTTCAGAAAGAGATGCTACGATCTCCCGAAAGCCGTGCGGACGTAGTCCGGCAGACGCAGCCCCCCTATGCCCGTGAGTTCACCACTGAGTTCGAGAAGCCAGGATTTCTACGTACAGCCGAAGAAAAGGTTCAGGACAAGAACGCGCTCCGCACAGCGGAGGAGAGTGTCCAAGCGAAGGAGCCGAAGCAAGCTCGTGACTTTGAGCGCACGCGGAGAGAGT